TGGAGGAGGATCACCAACCCCAACACCACCACCAGTTGATCCTGACCCAGTGTATACTGGTGGCTATGGATCGTTCCTTCTGCCCGGATCCGGATAACAAAAAACCCCCAGCCGAAGCCGGGGGTCTTTGCACACATCACACCCGTGATGATCAGTCCTCTTCAGACAACCGCTGGAAGTAGGACAAAGCATCCTCTTCCGAATCAGGCTCAACGGTAGGTTGCGGAGCCGCTTCACTCACGGCCTCTGTCGTAGCCGTGTCATCAACAGAGACATGCTCTGCGGTATTGGTCGGTTGTGAACCACCGAGGACAGTATCCAGACGAGTCTTCAACTCATCATAGGATTTGTAGTTTGTCGGATCGACAAACTCATTGAGGGGATATTGGTTTCCCCAAAGTTCCTTCAACTTCTCTTCATCTCCATCAAAGAGAGCGGAAGGAGAATCAAACTCCGACTTGTCGTAGTTAGGATAACCAGCGACCTTGCGTTGACGCAATCGGAAGTTTGCACCTTGCCAGAAGTCGAATGGGATGATTGGATCTTCATCCGCAAACTCTGGCTTCATTGCATCCAGCAACTTCTGATGAATCTTTGCCCCATAGCGGAACAAGAAAACTTTGCCTTCATTCTCAGGACAGGCAGGATCAGAGATCACAAGGATGTTGGAGACAAAGTTCTTCTTACGCTTTGTCTTTTGTGAAACCATGTCCTTGTTTGCTTGGATGCCACTGTTCCAAAGACGAGAGTTGTATTCGGAAACAGGATCTTTCTCACCAAAGGTGGTGCGGGAGTTCTCGATGAACCAACCACCCGGACCTTGGAAAGCGTGAGAGTAGTAAAGCACGGCAGCGTCTTCCTCATTTTCACATTCAGGAAGGAAGCGAATGATTGCCGAAGCCGTGCCTGAATCATCCACTGTTGGTCGCCAGAAGCGTTCGTCCTTGTATGATTTCTTTTCTTTGCTGCTGTCGAGAGAGGACAGTTTCTCGATGAGAGCATCTTTGTTTTGACTACGTTGTTTCAATTGTTCAAACGACATAATTTCTCCTTTTGTTTCGTCTGTTTTGTTTCGTCTGTTTTGTTTAGACTGATGTAGTGTAGTGTCACTTGACACGATGTCAAGCACCTTCTTCTGAAAAAAGTTGAGGGCCTCTCGGTAGCAAATTTATCGATTGAGCCTCGACTTTGATTTTTTCAATGATTGGCTTGCTAAGGTATTTAGCAACTAATTCGGGTTCCAGATCCAGTTCCTCGCAAAGTTCACTTATGGCATCCATGTAACCACAGCGAGTTTTCATGACTCGATCTTCAACTTTAGAGCAGAATGTTTTTTCAATTTCATCAAACATGTTAGTTCCTTATACATATTACAAACGGAGATTCATATGTCAACAGCATCAGACAATATTACACTCAACCTTGGTTCCGGTGGTCCCGTCGTTCACACAGATTATATCAGCGGAACGGGTCATGTCCAGTATGTAAAACTAGATATTGGTGGTCTTGATGCCACCTCACCCATCACATCTACAAATGCACTGCCTGTGCAAGTGTATGGTTTGAAATCTAATTGGACAACAATTCCTGTTGGTGGTGGAACCAACGGACAGGCGATTCCTGTTTCGGGAACAATCAATGTTGGCGAAGTTTCGATTACTGGTGGGACAATTGACAAGGTTCTTGGTGCTTCGTGTGACATTCGCACTGTCGCCAGTGGTGTGACTTTTGGCATTATGAATGCAGGATCCGACGAAATTGCAGTCACACTCGATAGTGTAAATATCAACAGCATCGCACTTCCCGGCGGAATCACGACAGGCACGCTCAAGGTTGACAACAATAGCGGCACGCTCCCTGCTTATGCCTGCACCGCTGGTGTAAAAATCAAAAACATGTTGAAGACCGCAGAACTTGCAGGAGGAGGAATCCTTGGTATTGGTGCTTCCGCCGCAGGTTTCGCTCACGGAACAACGGCAGCCAAATATTTGTTGTATCCCGGCGAAGAGGTTTTCCTTGAAGTCTCAAACATCAACACGATTCGTGCAACATCAATTACGATGGATGGTGATGGCAACGCAATCATGAGTTTTCAGGCTTCGTAATGAGACACAAGTTGAACCATGCGAGTTCGGCTCTTGATCGTGGTCAATTTGTAAGGAGTACGGACTTGGTAAATTTTCATACTGATCTGCACGGCGATGATGATGACAGCAAGACAAACCCAAATCCTGACACTCCGTCGTGTCCTGTAGGTGACATCAGCCCCAGTTGCGAAGGTAATGTCATCATCACAAACCCCGGAAACATTGATGATGACACTGATTCAGATGACAGTGATGATATTTGGTCAGACACTCAGGGATTCCAAGGTGTTGTAGGGTTAGCCTCTGGTGCTTTAGGTCGGTTAGGTCAAAATAGAATCTACGGTATTCCATTCTTTCAGTCAGCACAACTTCTACAAGGAATCACATTTTCAGCAGAGTTTGAATCAAAAAGAGGTGAAAGGGACATTCGAAAACCACCTCGAAACGATTCTTCACTGAATGATGCCGAGGCAATTTTGCAATTGAAAAGAACAACCTTTACAATCACAAGTGAGGGTATTGGAAATGCCATTTCTTTTCTCAAAAACAATTTCTCAACGATCAACAAAGTTGAAAGTCTCAAGGGAAACAGTTATGCAAATTTTGATGGTGTGACTGGATTCACGGAACAAACTTTGCAATCACTTGTCGATGCTGCCGGAACCACAAGAGGATACAAAAACTTTTTCACACAAAAGCATTTCTTCTTTGATCTGACGAGAAGTGCAACTCGCTTTGACGGATCTCAAGGCATGACAACTGGAGACAGGATTGTGAGTGCGTTCTTGAAAATTCCTGTGAAGGATCAATTCGCACCAAGGCAGCAGTATCATGGATTGAATAATAATTCTGTGTCAACCCAAGGAAAAATCAAAACAATTGGAAGAAAGTTTGAAGTCATTCGAAGTCGAAACGACTATGGCTTTGGAAACAGTTTTGGATTGACTGGGTTCACAGGATCCGGCGGATTCACTTCGTTTGGCACTTTTGCTGGCTCAATCACGCCCGATGTTGATGCCGACATTCGAACCGTCACTCTCGTGGACCAAGATCTCAACAAAAATGATCTAATCGTCTTCGACATCAAAGATCATGTAGAAGACGCACTTGCAAATCAAGCCGGAAAACTTCGATTCCTTCTTCGGCCAACCGGAAGTGAGTTCACCACAGATGGAATTTCATCCGGAGGTCTAGAAACGACTGGTACAGATCCGACTCCGGGTGGTGTCGATGGTCATGGTTTTGAAATGTATGGCTCAGGGACACTCAAGCCCAAACTCGACATACAGTTCACCCCAAAAATAAATTCGGGGATGACGAGAGGTTTTTCTTTCTGAGCATGTCATTTTCATAGAGATCAATCGATCGCTTGAGTTCACCCACATAGTCTATTGGCTTTTTCACAAAGACTTGATTGGCTCCGTCTTCTGACGAAATCAAAATCACAATTTGTTGAATCTCTTCTTCCATCATCTCATGCCACATGATTGAGTAGGCTGTGGCTTGGCAGAAGTAGTTTGTGATGTTTGATGGTGACTTGCGACGGGTCGAACCTTTGAAGTCGATGATACTCAACTTTCCGTCAAACTCTCCCACGCAGTCAACCCGTCCAGCCAGTTTCAATGTATGACTCCACAGGGGAACCTCCAACGCCCGAACGTTGTCAATGCGATCAATACTTCGTCGCATGTTTGCAAAAAGCATTTTTTCGTTTTGTTCCATCTCACGAACTGGTTCATTGTTTAGATAATTTTCACATGCTTCATGAAGAACATTTCCACGGTCACTGGTTCGCTTGGCTTCCTCGGGATTCTCTCGTCGCCACTTGGCAAAAAACTTTTGTTTCTCATAGCCGACAACAGTGGTGACCGATGGGTATCGTTTTTCACCGGGGGCAAGGTAGAATCGACCGTCATCCTCTTGGATGGTTTTCAATTCTTGAATATCTTTTGGAGGGGGGATATGGGTAAATTTCTTCATGACACTCAGATTGTAATGCCATTTTTGATTATGTCAAGTCATTTCTTTGGTGGTGCTGTTCTAAAGTTATGAGTGACGGGCAAAACACTCGAAATGCCAAGACGATTCGCAATAAATCCCTCAAGCCGTATTCGATCTTTTGCTGTGATTGCTCCTAATTTTCTTGTTGCACCAAAACAAACTTCTGCAATGTCTCCATTGAATTCCTGTCCTCCAGAACTATTCAATGCACCTAAAACCATATTTACATCATTGTCAAAGTCAACGGTATTGTCCCTTTCTGTCCCTCCAACTCCATCAACAAATGCTTGAAGTTTTCCGTTGATTCTCGTCACAGATACAATATGTGGATTTCCATCGTCAACCTCGGACGCAGTTGCCACGGTCCCATTGCCAAATTTTGCACTAAGCAAACCAGTGTTGTTCAGATAGATTCGAATCTCCTCATCGTTGTTTTCTCTTTGCAGCGAAATGATCGTATTGTTTGTTGATACAGTTCCCGCATGAATCGCACAACAAAAGATGAAGTCGCCTGTCTTGAAGTCAAGTGCATCTGGTGGTGTTGAGTCGAGCAGAAATCTTTCAGATAACGCACTTGTGAATGTCAGGTGTTTGCTGAGTGGAAAAACGTCACTAGATGGTCCACCAATCGAAGGTCTGTTATTTAGAGTTGGTTGGCGAAAGGTGACCCCCAAATTTCTTCCTGAAAAATCGAAGCAAAATTCTGGATTTGCAGTTTGATTTCGAAACTGTCTAAACCCATACCATGCGATCACAAAAGGCAAAGATCTCGGAGTCCAGATTTTGCTTCCGATTGATCTCGTTTGAGAAGTTTGCTT